TGACCGTTTCCTTCTATGACCGTTGGGACAAAAAAATAGGGCCGCCCGAAAGGGCGGCCCTTAGTTTTACTCGCTCTCGATAGCGGCAGGGTTGATCCCGATAGCGACGCATGCCGTTTCGACACTGTCCAGCGCCGCGAGGTAGCGCTTGGAGTCGGTCGCCTTTTCATCTGCGGTATACTCTCGCAGATACTTCAGCGCAGACACCAGACGATCCCTCGCCTTGTCCCTAGGCGTTTTGGGATTTTTGCCGGGCTTCGCGCCGCGCGCGATGGCGTTTTCTTTCTTAGCGCGACTCCAGGGCATATCTGCGCCCTTCACATTCCCCTTGCGGGCCTTGATCTCGTCCAGAACCATCATCCGAAGCCACTTGCGCTCGAGCACGATAGAAGCGTGACGGGCTTTCATGTTCGCGCCGGAGCGTTCCACTTGCGCCTTGGTCATGCCAGCCACGGCGTCCCAATCCTTGCCATACAAGGTAGCGAGCGAAGCGGCGTAGGCCTTAGCAGATGCGCCTAGGTTCTCGTGAACCTTTACCGCGTTACCTCCCGCCTTCGCATAGTCAGCGCGCGCCTTGGCGATGTGTCCAGCCGGGAGACCTTCGAACGGGTCAGGTTTTGCGGTCGGGAGAGGTGCGGCGGGTTTAGCGTTCGCCTTCGCCTTGATGTCAGCCGTTCCCTTGACCGCGCGAGGCTTGCGAGGGGCCTTCGCCTTGGGGGCTTCAGCCTTGGGAGTGGCGAGCATGTTAAACAGACCAGAGATTTTCATGGTGTCATTCCTTCTAGGGTTTATGCGGGCGAAGCTTCGCCGCAAGAAAACTATCGCCCTATGTGCGGTGTTTGCATAGCACTATGACGCTAACCAATGGTTAGATAGAAAACCCTAGCGATTTCAAATACTTAAGGGTAGGGGTAAAACGGTCATATTGATTACGGTCATTTAGTACGGTCATGGCGACCCCACCCCCCCAGATCGTGATGATGGGACCCGCAGACTTATCTACATACTAATTCACTCATTATATCGCGGTGCCACAGGTTTAGCTTTACTTAGTCACACAGAAACCCCCCCGTCACTGTTTCTATTCAGCACCCCCCGGGGGTACTTTTATTTTCAGAAATTTTCTTTTACTACTGCGCTTACTGCTAGGTTCCAAACAACCGTAACAGACAGAAGCCGCATGCCAGTCGTAGACATAGAGCCAACCAAGAAACATCCCGTCCCCTACGATACTACTGATGATCCCCCCTCTGCGGACTTCGACGAAGAACTGCTTATCTGTGCGACAACCGCTAAAGTGCAGCAGGCTATGGGCGCTGAAGTCCCGGAGGAAGAAGTAGAAGACATTATCCGTAAAGACCTGCTCAGGCAGGCGGTGGAACGGAAGAACAAGACAGCCCTGCGCGCTCCCGCCATGGCTCTGGCAGCTGCGGACTTCTTGAGGGAGTACAGCACCCAGCTAGCGCTGGACGTCAACGCGACCCGCTCCGCGATCACCCACAAGCTCATGGAGTTGGCCAACTGCGGGGACCCGAAATACGAGCTCAAGGCTCTGGAACTGCTGGGTAAGCACTCCGACATCGGCCTGTTCACTGAGCGCAGCGAAGTCACTATTAACTATAAGGACCCCGCAGCGCTGGAAGACGCGATCAAGGAGCGGGTAAAGCGCCTGCTAAACGCAGACCTCATAGATATCACTCCCACAATGATCGACGTGGACGAAGAACTAGGGGGGCCCGGCGAGCCGAGTCTGTCTACCAAGCTGGTGGACAGTCTGGACAAGGGAGACGAGGAAGAGGAAGAGGAAGAGGAAGAGGAAGAGGCGGGGCTCGTCGATGGGTGACCCCGTGGAGCTACCGAGGCCTATAAAGACCAAGAGGGCTGTCAAGCCGCCAAGGCAGCCCAAGCCGCCATCCCCCGTGCCTATGCCCGACCTGCAGGTCTCCCTGCAAGATATCCCCTCTATCCTTCCCCTCCTGTCCTTACCCGAGCAAGAACTACTCCTAGCGCAGTTGGACAAGCTGGAGGAACTGAAGAACCGCAAGGAGGCGAGAGAGAAGTTTCTCCCGTTCGTCAAGCGGGTGTGGCCGTCGTTTATCTCTGGCAGGCACCACGCACGGATGGCCAACGCGTTCGAGCGCGTGGCTAACGGCAGCCTCAAGAGGCTGATCATCTGCATGCCTCCCCGACACACCAAGAGTGAGTTCGGCTCCTTTCTTCTACCTGCGTGGTTCCTCGGCAACTTCCCCAACAAGAAGGTCATTCAGGCCAGCCACACAGCGGAGCTCGCCGTGGGCTTTGGCCGTAAGGTGCGTAACCTTGTAGACAGTCCTGTATACGCCGATGTTTTCCCCGACCTGCACCTGCAGGCCGACTCCAAGGCCGCCGGGCGGTGGGACACGAGCCAAGGAGGCAACTACTTCGCTATCGGTGTGTCCGGCGCAGTGACGGGTAAAGGGGCGGATGTCCTTATCATCGACGACCCGCACTCCGAACAGGAGGCCGCGCTAGCGGAAGTAAACCCGGAGATTTACGACAAGACCTACGAGTGGTTCACCTCTGGCCCTAGGCAGCGTCTGCAGCCGGGCGGGGCCATCGTCATTATTATGACGAGATGGAGCAAGAGGGACTTGGTGGGGAGGGTCTTGGAAGCCGCTTCGCAGCGAGGCGGTGAGGACTGGGAGGTGGTTGAGTTCCCGGCCATCCTGCCCTCCGGCGCGCCCCTGTGGCCTGAATTCTGGCCCCTGAAAGAACTGCTGGCCCTGAAGGAAGAGCTGCCCAACTCCAAGTGGATGGCGCAGTACCAGCAGAACCCTACGTCCGAGTCGTCAGCGATCATCAAGCGGGAGTGGTGGAAGCAGTGGCCGCACAAAGAGCCACCTGAGTGCGAGTTCACTCTTATGTCTTGGGACACGGCCTTCGAAAAATCGCAGCGGTCGGACTACAGCGCCCTGACCACATGGGGAGTATTTTACAAAGCGGACGACGATACAGGGGCCATGCAAGCCAACATCATCCTCCTTAACGCCTACCGAGAGCGCATGGAGTTCCCGCGCCTCAAGCAGAAGGCCATACAAGAGTATAAAGAGTGGGAGCCGGACTCTGTGATCATCGAGAAGAAGGCTAGTGGCGCTCCGCTGATCTACGAAATGCGGGCCATGGGCATCCCCGTGCAGGAGTTTACTCCTACAAAGGGTAATGACAAGATTAGCCGACTTAACGCGGTCTCTGATATCTTCGCCTCGGGCCGTGTCTGGGCCCCTAATACCAGCTGGGCGGAAGAGGTTATTGAGGAAGTGGCGAGTTTTCCTGCAGGATCGCACGACGACTACGTCGATAGCGTATCCATGGCCATTATGCGCTTCCGTAAGGGCGGCTACGTTGGTGCGACACTGGATGAGCCGGAAGACGCCCGGTACTTCAAGAGCCACCGAGCACAAGGGTACTACTGATGCCAGAACGGAATAACAACGGCGTGGCCGCAACTCAGTGGAAAAAGTGGCCCGAAGTGTCGCGGTCGACATTTAACGAGCTGTATGCCTTCATGGTAGGTAATCAAGCCCACTGCAAACACCCTGAAGGGCCGTATCTACACGAGAAGCACTGGCGGACACTCTGTTTCAACGCTGCTTTCATGGCCGCTGACCACCTTCGCCTGAAATATAAGGGCGACCTTGACCTGACATGCCACCCGGAAGGGGAAGAATAATGGCTATCGACAAAGCACTTTACGAAGCTCCGTTGGGGCTAGACGCCCTTGAGCTTGACGAGCCGGTTCTTGAGATCGAGATCGACCTTGAGGACGAGCGCGAGGAAGCCGAAGAGGAAGACGAGGCTCGGGACGCGGACTTCGGCAAAAACCTTGCCGAAGACATGGAAGACGACGTCCTGACGGAGCTCGCTTCTGAGCTTCTCGCGGAGTTTGAAGACGATATCAGCGCCCGCAAGGACTGGATACAGACCTACGTTGACGGTCTGGAGCTGCTCGGCCTGAAAGTTGAGGACCGGACGGAGCCGTGGCCCGGTGCCTGCGGCGTCTATCACCCCCTCCTGAGCGAAGCACTGGTTAAGTTCCAAGCTGAGACCATGATGGAGACGTTCCCGGCGGCGGGACCGGTCAAAACGCAGATTATCGGCGAAGAAACGCCGGAGAAGAAGGAAGCGGCCACCCGCGTCCAAGATGACATGAACTACCAGCTCACTGAGCGCATGGTAGAGTACCGCCCTGAGCACGAACGCATGCTGTGGGGCCTTGGTCTGGCCGGTAACGCGTTCAAAAAGGTCTATTACGACCCCTCGCTTGAGCGCCAAGTGTCTATTTTCGTGCCTGCAGAGGACATCGTCGTCCCCTACGGAGCCAGTTCGCTGCAAACCAGCGAGCGCGTGACGCATGTGATGCGTAAGACCGAGAACGAGGTCCTGAAACTCCAGAAAGCGGGTTTTTACCGCGAAGTGGAGCTAGGTGAGCCCTCGGATGTCTTCGACGAGGTCGAGAAAAAGATCGCCGAGAAGATGGGGTTCCAAGCAACGGCGGACGACCGCTACAAACTCCTTGAGATGCACGTCGATCTGGTGCGTGACGAGGAAGACGACGAGATTGCCCGGCCCTACGTGGTGACTATCGAGAAGGGCTCGCAGACTGTTCTGGCTATTCGCCGTAACTGGCATCCGGAAGACAGGACCAAGCAGAAGCGCAACCACTTCGTACACTATGCTTACATCCCCGGCTTCGGCTTCTATGCCTTCGGCCTGATCCACCTGATCGGTGCGTTCGCCAAGTCCGGTACGTCCCTTATCCGCCAACTCGTTGACGCGGGCACACTGTCTAACCTGCCGGGCGGCTTCAAGACCAAGGGGCTGAGGGTTAAAGGGGACGACACTCCGATTGGCCCCGCTGAGTGGCGGGACGTGGACGTGGCCTCCGGCACGATGCGCGATAACATCATGCCGCTCCCTTATAAGGAGCCTAGCCAAGTCCTGTACCATCTCCTCGGGACTATCGTGGAGGAAGGCCGCCGGTTCGCCAGCGCTGCTGACCTGCAAGTCTCGGATATGTCGGCTCAGTCGCCGGTAGGCACCACGCTGGCTATTCTCGAACGCAGCCTCAAGGTCATGTCGGCGGTTCAGGCGCGCATCCACTACGCGATGCGACAAGAGTTCCGGCTGCTGCGTGACATCATCCGCGACTACACACCCGATGTGTATAGCTACGAGCCGCAGGACGGTAAGGCGACTGCGAAGAAGGAAGACTACGACGACGTCGAGGTTATCCCGGTCAGCGACCCCAACGCCGCTACGATGGCGCAGAAGGTGGT